TAACCCAAGTTTGTAAATTTACGTAAATTGATTTTAAATTTTTGGAATCTACCGTTCCATATACTATCTTTGCTGTTTTATAACCCACTATTCGTGAGGTTTTACCTTTTTTCATTCATTCTCATACTAATCAGTTTATTGTTAACAAAAATATAATATATTTAACTATAAAAGTCAAAAAAACTGAATATCAAGATATTTTAATATAATATGCTAATAGTAAACGTAAAAGAACACGGAAACATTGAGAGAGCTTTGAAGGCTTTGAAAAGTAAGGTTATTAAAACCAGACAAGTTAAACAACTCCAAGAAAGGAAAGAATTTGTAAAGTATTCAGTAAAGAAAAGAAACACAAAATTAAAGGCTATTTACAAAAATAAATTAAATCAAAACGATTAAATTGTTTCGTTTAATTTTTTTAATTTGAAATAGTTTAATCTGTCAACATTTTCATTCTGTATTTTAGAAATTGTTTCATCCACTTTGGATTTAATTTCGGAGTCGGATTCTTTTTGATTTAACAGATTTAATTTTTGGATTGTATCTTCTTTTAATTTGTTGAAAGAATCTTTTAATTCATCGTCAGATATTGTTAACACTCCCATTAATTCTTTCTTCTCACCTTCAGTTAAAGATTCAATGTGTTTTGCGAAAGTTTTGTTTGCAATTTGTACCATTGACTTAATTGGAAGATTAATTTGTGATTTTGAAGTTTCGGGTGGAGATTGTCTTAAACCTTCAACAATTCTATTTTTTGATTCAACTTTTTCAACTAACTTTAAAACATCGTTTGAAAATATGGTATCAATATCCGAATATTTGTTTTTACAAGTTGTATTTTTTAACCAATTTTCTAAAAGATTTAAATCACTTTGTTTTAGATTAATTGACTTGTAAGAATTAATACATTCTGTAACAAATTCTTTTGCGTTTGATTCAGATAAATTTTTATTATCAATCAATTCATTATATAAGAATAAAACCTTACTTATTTTTTTATTCTCTAACACAAGTTTTTTAAATCTTGCGAATTCTGTTTTAAAAGTTTCATTCTGATATGAATCAGATAACTTTTTTTCTATTTTTGTTTTAATTAAACCAAATGATGTCATAGTATTTTTATATATAAATATTAGTCACCTAAAAGTTTATCCAATTCATCTTGAATTTCTCCTAAAGAATTTCTTGCTTTAGATAAATCTATGAAATCTTCGTCTTGAATCATTGTGGCACGTTCAACTAAAATTTTTAAATTATCTTTTTTTACGGATTCAGGAGTTACCTCTGCCCCACCCGGAGCTTCACCCCCTGATGGTGGTGGTGGTGATTCACCTCCTCCTGATGGTTCTAATCCTCCCATAGGTGACTCAGGAGGAGTTGATGAAGATGGTTGAGTAGAACCTGATAAGTTACCATAAAGTTTGTCTACCGTGTCGAATATACCTGTTCTAACAATAATTGTAGGGGTATCTGCAAGTTCTTTAGCCACAGCTCTTTCAATTCGCTGTTGTTGGATATCCAATCTAATTTCTTCATCAGACATTCCAAGAATATGTTTTTTAGCCCAAGACGCTGACACAGGAGCAATACCTTCAACCGACGAAACCATATCTTTATATAACGTAACTTTTTCTTTCCACACATCAACTTTTAACAAATCAGCTTGAGTCGATGGGTTAGTTAATGTTAATGCAAAATTTGATAATTCATCTTCAAACCCTAATAAGAATAAGTGTATGATAGCAATTTTATTCATTTCTGCTAACATACTTTTTTGTATTCTGTTAATTGTTCTTGCAAAACGAATATCTTGTAACGATAGGTTTTTACCATCACCAACTACTTCCTCAAATCCTAAAAACGCTTTAGGTACTCTAAGAGCTGTTAAAAGTTTCTTTTGAATATATTCGATGTCGGCAATCTCACTCAAGTTCTGAGCACCTGGTAATGTTTCAATAGGGGATGATTGTGCCGGATCTCTTACAGGGATGAAATAATCTTGATCTACCGCCATTTGATTGAATCTCAAATCAACGTTACCTGATTTAGAATCTACCACTTGATCTCTTTTAAACTTGTTTGCAACACGTTGTACATAAGGTTCAACATCTTTATCGTCCATATTACCAACAAACACTTTAAACACCCTTCTTTCAGGTGCCCTTGATGTTCTATAGATTAACATTGCGTCTTCTGATAATAATAATTGTTTCCAAATACGACGTGCCTTTTCTAACATTGATGTTCCATAAGGAAGTTTTCTATCATCACCTAATAATCTAAAATGAGCAACTTCCCAAGTATTAAAATCAATGTCTTTTGCTTTCCATTTAAATCTTAATCCTTTATGTGCCGGATCCTCCTCAACTCTAGAAGCTTTTGCCGCCATACCTTTTTCTAATCTTTCAATCTCAATAATAGGTAATTGCATACAACCAACAACTCCTTTTTCAGGATCTAATTTTATATAGACAAAATTATCACCATATTTACAAGTATTCCTTGTCCACATTGGTAAATTGGTATTAATGTCTAATACATTGTTAAACAAATCGTCTAATATAGATTTAATTCTTTTTGACTCAGAATAAATCTGTAACATTTGTCCATTTTGATCTACCGTAGTAGATTCCTCACCGTAGATATCTAAAGCCGCAGAAATTTCAGGAGTATACTCCATACTTTCATAATCATAAAATGATGCTAATCTTGTTGGTTCATAATAAATGGCTTGAGTATAAAGATTGTTTTCAATCTTTGTCCATTGGTTAGCTAAATAATATGTTTGTTGTGCTTGGAGTTTTTCTCTCTCAAACTCTTGTTTGTTTGTGGTTTTTAAAAGTTCTTTCTTATCATAATGATAAGTTGGGTAATCTTGCCCCAATAACGAATTAGGTCCAAAAGTTTTTGATAACCTTTGCCAAACCGTTAAATTATTATTTTTATTATTATCTTGCGTATTTAATTCCATAATATAATATTAACCCAAATTAACTTAAATTGAAGTTTTAATTTTTACCTTTTGGAATTCTTTTATCGTCATCAGAACCTTTTACCGTTGATACTCCTTGTCCTGGAACAATTAATTTACTCCCATTAAGTTTTCTTCCCGATTTTTTTCTTTGAACTAATCCCATATTTATTTTTTCTTATAAATATCATCTACCACCAAATAACCAACCATATCTTTCATAATCTTGTCTTGACGGTTGATTATCATATATTCTTTGTGTTGGATTTGTTGGTCTTGATTGTAAATTAGGAACATTAGGATCAAAATCTAACACTTTAGATGGTGTCTCATTAACGTTAACAGTCCAAGAATTTAACATTGCCTTTGTTTGTTCTGTCACTTTGGATAAACTCGCAAAATTAGATTCGGCAACATATAACGCCATTGAAATTGACATAATTAAATCGTCATGCCCACCTTTTTGGTGATCGGGTCGTCCATTTACATACACAAATGAATTCATTTCATTAAGTAATCTTGAACTCTTAACTTTTAAACCGTGTCTTAACCCCTCTTCAAATGAAGCTATAATCTGTACCCGTTTATTATTAAAATTGATACCTGGTATTTTTTCAACCGCCTTTACATCATATTTCCATTTGTTTGCGTTATCAACTCCGTCAATATATAAATCTTTATAACCCAACTCTTGCATTTTTCTTGCGGTAGTTACACCCATACCTCCGGTAATATCAATTACCACAAAACAAGAATACATACCACCCCACTTATAACATATCTCAGCCAAGATATCAGGCGGTAATTTACCAACATACTCAGCAACTTGTTCCCTTGTTTCAAAATCGATAATTTGAAATGTTGAGTAATCCTCGCTATCACCGCGGCTAACGTCAACACCCATAAGATATCTATGTCCAGCTACAGGTTCATTCCATATCCATAAAGAACCACCCATCATTTTATTTTGAGGTTCTTCAATATGATTTTCTTTAATTGTTTGTAATAATTTAATATCAAATACGTTATCCCCTGAACCTAAAAATGCACACTCTAATTCTTGATTAATTTTACGTTTATCAAACTTTAATTTTTTAACCATTGTTTCGTACCATGACGAACAAGGTTTATATCCTTGAGATATTAAAGATTTAATCTTTTCAATTTTAGATTCGCCCATTTCTAAATCAGACAAATCGATTATCGCATCTAATTTATATTCCTCTCTGTTAAGAAGATAATGTATAATGTCGTCAGTTTTAATCATGAAAAGATCTTTTGTGTATCTTGGGTCTCTAAACCAAAACATTTCAGATATTTTAAAGTCATTCAACCCTCTATTCGCTTGATCGTAAATTTCATAATAAATCGGATCATGTCCGTTTGGAGTTGAAATAACGATTACTTTACCACCAGTTGATAGTGATGCCATACAGGCTGACCAAAAATCAGAATCAGCTTCGATATACGCCGCCTCATCAAATATAAGTATTGTTGGGGTGTACCCACGTAAAGCATCTTTTGACGTTGCAACAGCTTTAACTTCACATCCATTATTTAACTTAAAATGTCTTTGTGAATTCTTCTCCGTTGAAAATTGTATTCCTGTCCAAGCCGGCCATTGCTGAATAAAACTTCTTACTTTATTTGCCATTTCTTGAGCGGTATCAAGTTTGTTAGCAATAATCAATATTTTTTCAGGTTTTGTTTTTGGGGCAAAGGCAATTTTTTTTGACGCCCATGCTGCCGTTACGGTTGATACACCCGCTTGTCGATACTTTAATGCGATATTTTCATTAAAATTTTCATAATCCTCAATCAAAGAAATTTGATCAAGAAATAAATCAAGAGGTACATATTTTGATACCGTATTATCGTAGGTTTGTAAATATGTACGAAGTGCGTAAGGGGAATCCTTTACGCACTTTACATATTCAATTAATACTTGTTCTTTTGATAATGTCGCCATTATTATGTTGTTAAATCATCTTCATCATTGTCATCATCATCGTCATCATTAAATAAATCACCAAATTGACTTTTAGTCATTTGATTTTTAATGTCAGAAACTAAATCTGAAACAAATTTTTTCCCATCAGGGGATCCTTTCATAATTTTATATGCTATGACATGGAATTCTTTTGCGGATAATCCATAAAACTTTTGTAAAACCGCGGCTTGTATTGTTCTTTGCCCCTCTTCAAAAATTTCATCAGGTAATGATTCTTGTAGTTTTTCCCACAAAATAGGACCTAATCTTAAATCCCAAAATTCATTCTCTAATGTGTCTGTTGTTGCCATTACCATCTCAGCTTGTGCCGGATCGTCAGGTTGTCCATGAGTAGCAATTAATTCGTGTACACCTTTTATTAACTCGTGTACTAAAACCGGAAACATTGCTGCCCTTACTTTGATTGTTGGTGGATCGGTTTGAATGTCAACTTCTTCAGAACCTGCCATTCCACTTCCTCCGCCACCTCCTAACATTGAAGATATCATATCATCAGAAAACATCCAATATAACATATCATTAACTGACATTGTAACACCATATAATCTCAATAAGTTAGGATCAATATTATCTAATTCATCCTTAACTAATTCAAACATATAATGTCCTTTTTTGGATGCTCCTTGAATTAAAGCGTTAATAAATCTTCTTTTTGATTTTTCTAATTGGAATTGTTCCATAGATGTCATGAAATCATCCATTTCATCTTCAATGTTCATTTGGAATGTATCCTCAATGTCCTCTTGTGAAGGATCTTCAGATTTTGTCTTGAACTTGCTAGTGTCCATCTCTCCCATACCAACTAATTTCACATCAAAATTAATTGCCCCTTCAGGAATTTCAAATTCTTTTTTTACCATGTCAATTGCCAAATTTTCCAAATACTCTTTGTTTTGAGACTCTATTTGTACGATTTTTTGGAAGGATTGCATCATAGACATCATCAGTTGTCTGAAAGCATTTCCGCTGACATTATTAACACCTGTATAATGTTTAACTTTTGAAACAACATCTTTAAATCTTTTTGATGCGATTAACTCTTCAAAATTACTAGTCTTTAATCCCGCTTTTAGTTTTGGGAATGCAATATTACCAGATAATGGTGTTTCACCTGAAGCTAATTTTCGTTCAACATCGGGATCCATTCTTTCAGGACTATCACCATAATCAATAGGTGCTTCTTTTAAGTTTCTAAGATTTAATGCCAAGTTAATTTGTTTTAATAATGTCGCATCTGATTTTGAAAGGTTTTTATTAACATCAGATTTTTTTTGAAGTTCTTCTCTTAAAATTTTTAATTTCTCAACAGGTATTTTTCTATTACTCATCTTATTTAATTTTTAATCCTAATTTATCAAATGTAAACCAATCAGGTATATTACCTTTTTTAGCTTTAGGAGCCGGGTTAGGTCCTGGTTTTGGTGAAAAAGGTGTTCCGGGTTTTGTTCCGGGTTTTGTTGTTGGTTTTGTTGTTGGTTTTGTTTTAGTACCTTGTTCCTCCATTTTTTTCTTTTTTGCTTTAGGAGCAGGATTCGGTCCTGGTTTTGGTGAAAATGGAGTATTTGGTTTGGTAGTAGGTTTGGTTTTTTCCTTTTCTTTTTCCTTTGTCTTAGTTTCCTGAATCATTTTCTTAGTTAAAACCTCCAAAAAATCTTTCTTAGTCATTTTTGGATGTACGTGTTTTTCAATTAACTGAGTAATTTTATTTTCCAAAATAAATTCAAAAGGATTTTTACCTTCATTCATTTTTTCTTTAACACCCATCACACATTTCTCATATTTTTTCATTTGAGATTTTGTCCATTCACTTCTTTCGGAAGTTCCAAACTCATCAGCCAATGATGATGTGCAAATCGCCCAAGGATTTTTAGATTTTGATTTTTTAGATTTTCCTTCTGTCGTCTCAGTTTTTGTTAATGTGATATTACCTGACGCATCAGTTTTAATTGCCATACCATCAACATCTGCACCACTTGTTTTTGCGGTTCCCGACGGAATGGTGTACGTTGTAGATTTATTTTGTTTTTTAACAACATTACTAGATCCTTGTTCAGTAACAACTCTTGAGTGTAGTTGTGTCAATTGTGTCTCAGACAATTTGTTTAGAGTTTTGAAAGAGAAACCACTTTCAATTAAATCTAAAATTTTCTTATTAGGTTTCATATATTACTTTTTTTTCAAATTCAAGAACGATATCTCGTTCATATAATTTATCTTTTACTTCTTTTTCAGTTTCACCAAATCTAAAAACTATTCTTTTTTGAGTCGATGATTTTTCATCATTTTCAGTTTCCCATACCAAACAAATAACCCCATCAATAGAATCTGTTAAACTAAAAAAATCGGAGTTTTGTATAAGAGTGAACTCAACTCCACTATCTTTTAAAACTCCGACTTTTTTTATATATTCTAAATCGGGAGGTTTTGGGTAACCATTTGCCGGTTTTGAATCCCATTCTTCCCCCCATACTTCTTTTACGTCCGAAAAAATAAATTCATACATATTATCTCCTTTATAGTTCGGACCTAGTCCATTAACATACACTAGATAACTCATAGAACTCTTCCTTCAGGTGTGATTCTTATTTTTTTACCTTCTAATTGGAATACTAAGTTATTCTTATTTGATTTTCCAATTAAAGTTAAATTTGGGTATTTGTTTATTAGTTTTTCAGCTGCAGTTTCTTGTTTATAAGTTTGTGCAACTTTTTTAGATTCAGTAATCACTTTATTTTTATTTTTACTTTCAACTAATTTTTTTTCTTTTTCGTCAATTTTAAAATATTTTGTAATAATTTTTTCTACTTTTGACTCACTGAAGATTTCATCCATTATTTTATTAATACCTTCCGCTTCATGTGTTTCAAATTTATCCATTAAAGCTCCGCCGTAATTACTTTTGAATTTACGAGTAAAATGATTACCTAATGTATCCATCTCAGCCATTTCACCGTCCATTTCAGGTTCAGGTAATTCTTCTTCACCTCCCATGTCTGGAGATTCAGGTGATTCAACATCCATATCTGAATCCATATCTTCTTCACCTTCAAATTTAGACATAATGTCATCTTTATCTTCATCGTCCAATATTGATAAATCAATTGCGGATAAAATAGAATTAATTATATATTTTGCATCATCTGACGTTAATTCTTCTTCGGAAGAATATGATCGTATTTTTTGTCCTAACTTACCTGTAAGTTTCTGAATAGATTTAATTGACATTTCTTCACCACTGTCTTCATCCCCCATATCAGGAGATTGATTATCCATATCTGTATCAGGTAAATCTTCACCATCCATATCAGGCACCGGAGCGTCCATATCCATACCCATATCAGGTGCCGGTGCGTCATCAACAGGTGCCGGTGAAGGTTCAGGTGATGGTGCAGCAGCAGGCATAGGAGTTTTTAATGTGTACTTTTTTTGTTCTGAAAATAAAGAAATTTCAGAATCATTACCTGTCAACTTATTAACTTCCTTAGCTATTAAGTTAAGTCTTTTGAAAGCTTGAGAATATGATGAATAATGGCTTCTATTTTTCATCGGTTCAATATAATCAAAAGTCCCTTCATTTATTGATTTTTTAATTACATAACCAGTTTTTTCTTTATTAATTTGGTAAGTAACTCCATCAGCTAACATGATTGAATACTCAACAGAAGAGTTTTCGTTTATAGGGTTTGGAGTGACTTCATTATATCTGGCAATTTCCATGATTCTTTTTAATTTGTCGAAACCTTCTAGTTTTTCACTTCCAATTGGTTTTAAATTTCCCATTATATATGTTTTTTTTATTTTAATTGTTTAATCCGTTAAATCCGCCTAACGTGATTGAGGTTAATTGTACAACAACTCCATTTCCACACAGATTACTATATACAGGATGTGGCGCGGTAGTTATGGTTGAACCCGTTCCTATAGTATTAAAGAAACCTGGATCGTATGTATATGTTCCGGCAGATGTTGTACCTGTTGTGCAAGTTGACATAATATTTTTTCTTTATAAATATATCAATATTTTAAATTATTTTTAATTTCTTTCAAACTCAGTTCTTTGTCAAATTTATTTATTTGAAAATTAAACAGTTTTTCAATATACCCGTTTCTTCTCAAATACTTAAAAACCAAATTTTCATATGAATATTCTCCACCACTTTTTAATCCTGATGTTCTATATTCTTTAATTTTTTCCTTAAGTTTACCAATTTTTTTGGTTGCAACCTCTAAAGATTCATCTTTTGCATCATCAATAACATTATCAATTTTATCAATCCAAGAATCTACTTTTTGTTTTAGAAGTTTTTTATCTAATTCAAATTTTTCTTTTTTGGGTGTTACAATCCATTCGTCATTTAATACTGAATATATTCCACCACTGGTATGTTCTTCGTGTGAATCTTGAACATATAATTCCACATCATATCCATATATTTTGATATTATGTTGTAGATTGAAGAGAGTTTTCTTCATTTTAAAAAGTTCTTCATAAAGATGCATTTGATCTTCTGATATTTGATTAAAATCAACAATTAAATGTAAATCAATGTCAGAATATTCGGACCAATTAAAATTAGCCAAAGAACCTGTCATATAAACATCATCTATAACGATATCAACTTCTAAAAATTCTTGATATTCATAAGCAATCTCTATAAGACGTTCTCTGACTTTTGGATTCATCTTACTCTTTTCAGGTGAATTTGCGTTTTGCCATATTTCTTTATTTAACGTATCTTGTTGTTTGAAACTTGATAAAATATCCATAACTAATAAATATTGTGATTAACACAATTATTTATTATAGTTTTTTATATTTGTAAATTTTAGAAATACTGGATGAAAAATATTTCCCTTGCGACTCAGATAATCTAAATTCGGAGTATACCCTATGAGGCACTTTTTCATATTCATATTTAGTTCCGTTTTTAAACTCAACAATCATAGATTGTGTTTCGATATCATATTCAGTTTTAACCAAATTTGATGATTCGATTTCATTTAAAATTTTGGTTCCAACGATTTGTTCTTTCTTTACTGCCATAACTTTTTTTCTTTAAAAATAAAAAACCCCTGAAAAAAGTCAGGGGTTTTTGTTATTTAATTTTCTTAACACAATTATCACATATGTATAAATCTTCTTTATCTATTGTTTTTACAGTACCTTTAGCATCATTCATTAAACATTTGTAAGAAGTAGAACAATGTGGTATTCCCAAGTTATGCCCCATTTCGTGTAAGGTAACTTTTTTTAATCTGTTATAAAATGTTTTTTTACTTACTTTATTTTTTATTCGACAAGTTGATATGACACACACTTTACCAGGGCAAAATCCTAAACCAATAATACCATACTCGTCAACTTTACCTCTTTTATGACATATGTCTTTTTCAGTAACAAGAACTATATTTGAATCTGTTTTAAATTTAGTTAAAATTTTATTTGCGTCACATCTTTTTTTACTTTTACTTAAAATATCATCACTAACCTCTACTGTAGATAACACCTCACATTTAAACCCATAAAAATCTTCAATTGACGATTTAACAAAAGAAACATACTCAGGATTAACATTACCTAATGGTCTTATAAAAATAACTCTTTCTTTCTTAGTTTCAGAATTAATAGTATTAGTGCTAAAAAATGTAACTAATGATAATAAAACGATGATTAGTGTTGTTTTCATACAACAAATCTACAACAATATATTGACTAAACCAAATTTTTTAATTAAAAAAGATTAGAAAGTGATTTTACACAATTATCTCCAATATCTATTATTTTTTGAGTCCAAGTTTTCATAGATATAGTTGTTAAATCAACTTTTCCTCCTGAATCAGGTAAAATAACAACAAATTGTGGATTGTATTTTTTGATATTATCAACAAAATTTTTATCAACATTTATACATCCTGATCCCATTCTAGTAAAATCTTTATTTAACTCAATGTTTTGTGATGAAGCTTTTTTAATTAATTCACCTCTGTTTTTATCTGAATATGCGTGTACCGCTTGAGCAAAAACATCACCAGTTTTTGGATCGACTAATGGGAAAGTATTTACAGTATTAGGGTCACCTGCATAGTGGCTTTCGAAACCCGCACCGACTTTAAATATTCCTGATCTTGTGACAGCCATTCCCTCATCCTTTAACATTGTATATGACAAAGGGTAATCTTTCACATTTTTACTTTTCAAAAGACTCCAATCAATAGTACCATCCGATTTTAACAAATTTTTTTGTTTTTCCCAATAATTTAATACTTTTTTCTTCTCGTCGGTTACTGGATTTTTTTTTGCCCAATTTTTGGTATTTTCAGCCCAATCGTGGTGAGTCATTGCTTTTTCTCCAGTATCTTTAAATTTACCAGTGACAATACTTGATTTAGTTATAAATTTAAAATTACCATCAAACAATGATGCTATTGCAGCATCTTTATTTATAATAACAAAACTTTTACCATTAAACGTATTTTTACTTTTGATTTCATTAAGTTGTTCAAATGTCCTTTTTGACATATTACCAATCATTGAAGTGGCTTCCTGAACGCTTTTAAATAGAAAATCCCCTTTAAGTTTTAATGTATCACGAGAATATGGTGATAATGTATCTGTCTTTTGAACTACGATTGGATTGAAGTTTGTAATAACTTTGTTTGGTACAACTTTAGTTTGTGTGGTAGTTGTGGTAGTTGTTTTAGGAGTTACAGTTGTTTTAGTTGTAGATTTTGGTTTGGGGGTTGACGATGTTTTATCACCAAATATCTTAGTTTTAATTGCTTGTTCTGCATTACCCCCTGTTAATACCCAATTATTAGAACCTTTTTTTCTTGCGTAGTATTTACCACCATCTTTTTTGTACTCCCATGGGTCATCACCAGTACCTTGGATAGTTTGTTCTAATAATACTTGTTTAACAATTTTAATTAAGTCGGATTCCGTTAACTTTATTACTTTCATTATAAACTTCCTTTAGACAACGTTAATTTCCAAACTCTCGCACCAACTGAGAATTGCCAAGTATTACCCGGTAATTTTACCATATCAACCATTTCTCCTTCAACATCACTTCTAAATGAGGTAAATGGTAATGATTCGTATGGTTGAGTTTCTTCTTCCTCTTTAATTATTTTACTAATTAATTTAACCATATCTTTTTCAGTTAATCTAATTCTTTTCATATAAATTGTTTTTAGATAAATACCTTAACAATTGAAAAACTTTATTATGTTTATTATACTTAAAGAAAAAAAGTATGATAGAATCATTAGACAATGACGGATTAAAAGATAAGAAAAAACCAGAGTCGGATAGCGGAACACCTGTTTTAGATAATTTTAGTCGTGATTTGATGAAATTAGCCGAACAAGGAAAATTAGATCCTGTTATTGGTAGAGATAGAGAAATTTTAAGAATGGCTCAAATTCTTTCTCGTAGAAAGAAAAATAACCCAATTATTTTAGGTCCTGGCGGTGCAGGAAAAACAGCCGTAGTAGAAGGGTTAGCAATGAAAATTTATCAAGGAGAATGTCCTCGTAATTTAGTAGATAAGAGATTAGTATCATTAGATATGACATCAATTGTTGCAGGAACAAAATATAGAGGACAATTTGAGGAAAGGATGAAAGTAATCATTGAGGAATTACAATCAAATCCAAATGTAATTATTTTCATTGATGAGATTCACACAATTGTGGGTGCAGGAAATTCATCAGGTTCGTTAGACGCTTCAAACATTTTCAAACCGGCATTGGCTCGTGGTGAAATCCAATGTATTGGAGCTACAACACTAGATGAATACCGTAAGAATTTTGAAAAAGATGGTGCATTAGAAAGACGATTCCAAAAGGTAGTAATTGAGGGATCTTCAAAAGAAGACACCGTTACCATTTTAAAGAATGTTAAAGATAGATACGAATCATATCATAAGGTTACATATAACGATGATGTAATTCAAACGTGTGTGGATTTAGCAGATAGATACATTACAGATAGAGAGTTTCCTGATAAAGCATTTGACATTTTAGATGAGGTTGGGGCTAGAAGTCAGGTAGATGTTAAAATGCCAGAAATTATTGAGGATTTAAAATTACAGGCTCAAAACATTAAGAAAGAAAAGATTGAGGTTGTTAAGAAACAAAACTATGAAGAAGCCGCTCAACTAAGAGATAAGGAAAAGAAAATTCTAACACAACTTAATTTTGAAAAGAAGAAATTTGAAGAACAAATGAGTGGGAATAAGAAAGAAGTTGAAATTGATTTGGTGTATGAAGTTGTTTCAAATATGACAAATATTCCTGTCACTAAATTGAGTATTGAGGATTCAAAATCATTAATTAATTTGGAAGATAGTTTAAATGAATTAGTTATTGGGCAATCTGAGGCGGTGTCAAGAATATCTAAATCAATCAGAAGAAATAGATTAGGTATCAAAGATCCTAACAAACCCATCGGTTCATTTATTTTCTTAGGTAGTACAGGTGTCGGTAAAACTTATTTGGCAAAACAATTGGCAAAAGAAATTTTTGGTAGTGAGGAATCGTTAATTCGTGTTGATATGTCTGAATACCAAGAGAAACATAACATATCTAGATTAATTGGTTCCCCTCCAGGATTTGTTGGTTATGATGAAGGTGGACAATTAACTGAACAGGTTAAGAACAAACCTTATTCTGTAGTTTTATTTGATGAGGTTGAAAAAGCGCATAAAGATATTTTTTCAGTAATGTTACAAATATTGGATGATGGTTTTGTTACTGACGCCATTGGTAGAAAAATTAACTTTAAAAATTGTCTAATAATTATGACATCTAACTTGGGCGTTAAAAAGTTACAGGACTTTGGATCAGGGATTGGTTTTGGTAATGATAACAAATACATCAAAGAGGAAATAAGAAGAGACACATTAAATAAAGAATTAAAGAAGTTTTTTGCCCCTGAATTCCTTAATCGTATTGACGAGACAATCGTATTCAACACTCTAAATGAAAATGATGTTAAGAAAATTGCAATAATTGAACTTGGCAAGTTAAAATCAAGAGTTGAAGGTATTAAATACAACATTGATTTTGATGACACTGTGGTGGACTACGTTTCTAAAGCAGGTTTTGATGAAGTATATGGTGCTCGTCCATTGAAACGTGCTATCCAAGATAAAGTAGAAGATTTTATTTCTGAAGAAATTTTAAAGAATAATTTATCAATCAATAACAAATACATCATAAAGATTGTTGATGATGTGGCAGTTTTAGAAGAACAAAAAGAGAAGAAAGTTAAGAAAACAAAAAAGGGGGAATAACCCCCCTTTTTTTTTAAAAAACCCACTTTTTAGAATCAACCCCTTCTTTGTATGTATGTTTTCGGTAACCCAACTTATCAATCATTTTTTTACCAACATTGATTCCGTTATAAACATCATCAATTACAACATATTCATTACGAGTATGATATTGATAGTAACCAATTGATATATTAATACAAGAAAAATCAAAGCTATTTTTTAACGCGAAAACATCAGTATAAGGATGTTTCATATATTGTTGTTCTTTAGGAAACTCCTCAGATAATATCTGTTTACATTCTGTGAAAAACTCAGATTCTCTATCAAACATTTTAACACCCATACAATATTCGGTAATCATCCAATTTTCAGGAGCGTCAAACTGAATAGCATAACCAACATTATTAAAGAAATTGGGATCGGCTCTTCTTGATCCGTGACAACCTGTTTCTTCAGAAACAAAGAAAGCCGCTTTAAGATAGGGTAATTCTTTCAACATCGTCAGACAAGCAAAAACGCCGCACTTATCATCACCACCGATTCCTGTTGGGTTTCCTTCGTTATTATAAGCTTTAAGAGAGAGTTTAAGTTGTTCTTGAGCGTCAGGTAACATTTCTTCCATGACATTAATTGTGTCTATATTATGAACCGTATCGGTATGTGATACTACACAAGGAAAATAAAAATCATCAGAAACTTCAGATTCTTTTTTTGTAGCATAAATGTTATAGTGTTCGTCAACATAATATTCAATCTTATTTTGAATCATCCAATCCTCAATGAATTGAATCATAAGATCCTCTTTATATGTTTTAGTAGGGACGGAAAGTACTTCCTTTAGGAATTGAATATTTTGTGTCATTAATTATATATTTAGACACAAATATAGTAAAAAAAAATTAAGAATCAAAATCAAATTCAGGATGATATAATAATAGTTTCATTTGATCCCAATCAGATTTACCTGTTTTTGTTGATCCACTTTTTTTATCTCTTAATATATATACAATTAAATTGTCAACAGGATCTATATTGCGGAACATAATTGATTTAGTATCGTCTTTTGGTAAATCGTATATATTACCAAATTTAAATTTTTTATTAATCTCGGCCGAGATTTTGTTAAATTCATCTAAACTTTTAAATTCAGTACTATCTTCAATCTTTTCTAATATTTTTTTCAATTGTCTACTTGTTTCTTGTTGAAATCTACTATCATCATAAAATTTATTATGACATTCACCATACCCTGATAATTCTTCATAATTAAATGAAACGTTATCTTTTTTTAATAAATTTCTTAAAAGTTCGGATAATGACATTGATTTTCGATTTACTTTTTTGTACAATGAAATCAAGTTATTAACTGATGTTACATACTTGTAAAAACAAGATTGTGTTTTTTTGTAAATAAAATATTTCTCTAAAACATTACATAAATCTTCTTCAATCTCCGTTTTTGCAGTATCAAAAATACATTGTTCGTTTACAGTTTCAAACTCACTTATAATATTTTCAACTTGATTAGAAAATAACTCATTCAATCTTTCAGATAGTTGTTTCATATCATTATATCCACCTACCCTCAACTTCTCAAGAGTAATTTCAGGTAAAATAAACCTACTAATTTCTGAAAGTTTAATAAAATTTTCTTCATTAAAATTCCCTATCAGATATCCTTCATTAAAATCTTCTGCATATGTACTCCAATCTCTAAAAGTCCAATTAGTGTATCTTGAGAAGATATTCTCAATAAAATTTTGATCGTAGTCACCTAAATCAAATAACCCAAGATATTCATTAATATCAAAACGTAATATTACCATTGATTTACTTGGATTGGAGGGACTAACATTAATCGGTTCAATGTTTAAATCATCTATTTCTACTTTACCTTTAAGTTCACCATTTTTAATTTTCAAAAGCCATTCATAAGTGTTTGAAAATCCAATATACTGATCCAAAACTGAGCTTATGGATTTAAATTGTTCGTAAAATTCATCTTCATCTCCATTTGATAGATAGGCGCCGGCTTTTCCTTCTTTATATAAAATTGGTTCTGATATGTCGTCTGACACTGACACAACCCAAAAATTTTCATTATTTTTATCTATAAAAATATAGTTTGTGTTATGTTTTAAAAATGCTGAAAATTTTATTTCATTATATCTGTCTAAAGAAGTAAAGTAATTAGCCGCATATGCTGAATTAGGTTTAACCACCAAATATTCGGGATTGTCTAATAATATATCACTTTCTTGGTACGCCCTTTGTTGATCCATAATTATAAATATATCTATTATGAATAAACTAAAAATTTTACTATATTTGATATTATGAAAAAGATTATATACATACTATTTTTGATTTTACCCATCAACGTTTTCAGTCAAATAATTGTTGCCCATGTTGATACCTTCCAATCATTTACTCATCCTGTTGAAATGACAACCGCTCAAGCCATGGATAGTAACTTAATTGAATACACAGATTGGGGTGTTGGGAATACTTATTGGACATTTAACTTGGATTCAAAAAAAGTATTAGGAATACAAAATGATGGATCAATTATCAGAGATACAATAACTATAATAAATCAAACAAATGGAATTTTAAATATTGATTTGGATAATGACGATGGAACAACATCAAATGTTTTAATTTCTAAAGAAATTGATAACAATAATGTGGTTATGTACGTAAGGTGGGTAGAGTTTGTTGAAGACAAATTAAAAGTATGTGGATGGTTTTCAAAAAACGTTGAGATTTTAGTAAAATAAATTTGGCATTTTAAATAAAAAAAGTATCTTTGTATAATTGTAACTAAAAAACCTAAAATATGAAAAAGATTGTATTGTTTGTTGTCGTAGTTTTAATGTCTGTTGTGAATTCATTCTCACAAGTATACACTATTAATATCTCAAATGCTTACGGATTTGAACATTCAGCAACAATTACTACCGATATGGCAATGAGAAACGATGGTATGGTATATACTCGTGGTGGTACAACTGAGGCTAAGTATGTTGTAAATTTTAATACTATGAAAGTTTTTTATTCTGATTGGAAACAACAATCTGAAATTGAGTTGAATATCTCTGAGATTGTTAAGACTAACGCAATTTTGAATATTGTTTTTATAACTAAAAATAATCGTACGGTCAGTATGGTTGTTGACGAATCAGTTAATCCTGAATCAGGTGTTATGATTTTTGTTCGTTATAATGAAATGGTTAATGGAATACCTAAAACCATTGGTTGGTTTTCAAAAAATGTAGATGTAACATTAGAGTAAATAAAAATGGGGACAATGTCCCCATTTTTTATTATCCTAAACTTGATTTCTGTGTGTTATAGATATCCTTAAATAATGCCCAAAAAGATGATCCATATTTTGGTAAATCATACTGAACAAAAGCTTTAACTTCAGGTAAAACCGCCTTTGATAAAGCATTTTGGAAAGCTGAAATTCTAGATTCATTATTTGGATCCATATTTGGATATTTTAATGAAATACTTAATAAGTCACCTATAGCTAAACTTAATCGTCTCAAAGGGCCAAATTCAGATTTAACTTTATCTGTTTTTGGATCCATCCATTGACCTGATTTAGCTAAATTACCAATTGTTTGATAATCAAAACCTTTCAATTTGTTAGCGTTATTACTAACAATTGATAAAACATCACCTAAATCTCCACTCCACGTTGTAAATTTATTAATATCATCTTGATTTCTAATAAAATTAGCAACAACTGGTTCACCCGTTTCTAATTTTAAAACCGGTTGTTGTCCTCCATCTGATTGTTGTGTAGTTGATTCTTGCTCTCTTATTACTCGTTTTACAATACGAGCTAAGTCAGATTCTGTTAGTTTTATAACTTTTTTCATAATTTCTATTTTTTTATTATAAATATACAAAACAATAAAAAAATTTGATTATTTAATAATATATTTATATCTTTATAGAGTTCTTTGATATATGGGAGTAAATTGGTATCGAATGGCATTATTTGTCACTCGGGGCACGTCAGGTCTGAATTAAACCTGTAAAAACTGATTCAAAACAACAACTGGCAACGTTTTCAATAAACTTGCATCTGTAGGACTTGTTCGTACAGAAGAAGTGGCAGTAGCCTAAGGCGAACCTACTAAGGGGTCGATGGATATTAACCTAGCAACAGAAGTCCTTACTCAGGTGTGGTTTCCACCCAAAAAGAAACAAGTGGATGATTAGTTCTCAGTAAACCGAACCACTCTAAAAATAAGGGAATTGTGAAATTTCGGATTGTTAGCTAAACAATGTCCTAAACGTGTAGTCCCTTTTGATAAGAATGAACATCACGAGGGTTCAAATCCCTCTACTTCCACCAATAAAAAACCCCGACTAAAATCGGGGTTTTTTATTAAGATATTGGATTTGGTTTCATTTCATTTCCGCTCTCATATCCTTTTAAAACTTGAGTAATTAAAGGATTTGTTTGATGTGTTCCCCAAGTTTTCAAAGCGGAGTCACATTTTTGTGATATCTCAAGTGATCCTATATCATTCTTTAATCCATCAACGATACAAGTATAATAATTTAGTTTCAAGGTTTCACAAGTTGCATTAACACCATCTTCACGAGTTTGGTAATTCTTTATTCCACTTCCTGTTGCGTTAGGATAATCTCTTTTGGTATTGAATGGGTTGTTCTTATACTTACCACCTTCAGATTGTCTCCAAGCGTACATAAATTTCATGTTTTCTTCTGACTCAGGAGCACCAACACATTTTAATATTGATTTATAAAAATCCTCATCAGTAGTAATCATACTTACCTCATCTTTTTTACCGGTAAAAATGCTTAAATCTGTTGATGTTATGTTTTTTTGTTTTAGTAATTCTATTAATTTTTTTAATACTTCGACAGTTGCAATAACAGGTAAGATTGTTTTATTATCTGAATCATTTTTTTCTATTGGTGTTTTTACATCACTTGGATCCCCGTTATTAGATACGTGTAGATGGTTGTAGTGATTTCCACCTAATGTAGTTTGCCATAAAACAGCTTTTTGGTTACCCCTTTCAGTATTCCAAACATAACCTAATGATACAAGAGCATCTTTTAATTTGTTTCCTAATTTTCTAAATTCAGGATTACCATTATTAGGATTGCTAGCGCCTTTTCCACTAACACCATTTAAAATACCAATGTCAACCGCAGTTTCTTTAGAGTGTCTACTTATATTACCTGTTTTTGTTTTTACTCCATGCCCTGATTTAGCTGTCGTAATACTAACTGTTACTCCGGCTAATTCTCCAGCTCTATCTAAATCATCTAATAAACTTTTATTTATTTTATCATTTAAAACTTTTTTCGCAAATCGTAAATTACCATAAGACACATCTTTAAAATTAACAAACTTAATTTCACTTAATAAATTTTGAGATTTTTTTAAAAAAGATTCTTTTATCTTAATGGAATTATCTTCCATAAACTTTTTTATTGCATTTTTAGTTTCATCGTTAAATTTACCGTTTACCCCATTCTCTTTTAAATCATACCCCAATAGTTGTAAACCAACCTGTAAAGCCTCAATTTTTTTCTTACCATCTTCGGTTGTTTCGTCATTCTGAGAAATACCACCAAGAACAACTGAGTCATTCAATGTTTCATAAAAATCATCTATATTGTTAGTCAATACATCAGTTTTTTCTGTTTTAATTTTATCCAAATCTAAATTATCAATTCCTAAAATTTTTAGAATTTTATTTATAAAATTGTCATTATTTTCAGTTAAATATTTTTTCCCATAAGTTAACTCATGGATTCTTAATAATTCCTCATGTATTGTATTCTTTTTCATTGTTGGTATTTTCTACATTATAAATATAAAAAAACCCCGAAAATTCGGGGTTTAAAATTATAATTTTTCAATTGAGCTTGTTTTTATTTTATTTCGTTGTATCATCACAACTTTATACACACCAGGGGTATCCAAATAATATCCAATATCTTCATTAATTGGGAAACCTTTGTAATCATAATCATAAACAACTTTACCTGTAATGTCGTATATTTTAACATTCATTGGTGAATTGTCATCACTATCAATAATCATTCTACAATTGTCCTTTGTTGGATTTGGGTAAATTCCAACTTCAATTGGTTCATATTCAATTACTGGTGTCGGTAATACCGAATCTTTTCTGATTCCAATTTCACCATAGTTACCTTTACAGTAATTAATGTTGTTAACACGAGCATGAACAGTAACGTGATAATATTTTCCTTTTTCTAATGATGGAGATACTTGACTTAATGGACACCAACGGTTGTTAGACACATATCTACTGATTTTAACTTGTCCGTTTTTTCTAGTGTCAGTTTGAATAAACGTAAACACATATTGTGGATCGGTAATATAACTTAATACCAACTCACATTTAATACTGTCAGTCATTGAGTAATTGTACTTCTTATTGAAGTTAGATAATAATTGTGGTTCTCTAATGGAACGGACAACTACTGAACCTTGGGGGTAAGCGTTGTTGTTTTGGTCGTAACAAATTAAACTAACTGTAGCGGTATCTAAAGATTGTGTACCTGTACCAACCAAAACATATTCAATGTTTTTAGTTGTTTCACCTGTACTCCACAAATAGTGGTGGTATCCAAAAGGTGCTTGTAATGTAATACTTGTTGGACGACAACCTACAAATGTATTATAAGGTGACGTAATTTGTGAGAAGGCGTTAAACGTAAGTAACGCAAAGAAGAATAATAATAGTTTTTTCATATGTTTTTTTTGTTTTTATTTTATACTCACTAAATATAGTAAAAAAACTTAAAAAGGAAAATTTTTTTTCTCAAATGTTGTTTTTTTTAGGTAAGTTGTTTATATTTATGGGTAATTAAAATTAAACAATAAATTATAAACAAAAAAAAATGAAAAAAATTATTTTATTTCTTGGTGTCGTATTAGTATTATCTTCTTGCGGCGGAAGCACAACTGAATCAACTACTACAACTGACACAACATGTGTTGATGCGATGGTAGATTCTATGACAGTAGATACTACTGCAGTTGTAGAAACTGTTTCAACTGAAACAACATCTACTGAAACAGTTGTAGGTAAGTAATATACCTTTACAACAAAAATTTAAAACCTCACAATTATTTGTGGGGTTTTTTATATTTATTAAAAAAATGAAATTATGAATTTTCAAAAAATTGTACCAAAATTATCAAAATCTATTAAATCAGGTGGTATTAATGCCAATTACAAAGAACTACTTAAAAATAAGTATTTGGATGAGGTTTTAAATAATTTAGATCCAATGGACTTGGTGAAATTGATTTTTTGTATCAATGAATATAAAAAGGGCAATCATAACTTAGACGCAATTTTAAATAAAATAAACGTTCAACTATATTCATTCTCAATTGTTTATTTTAACTCTGATAATCCAGAAGTACAATGTGATGATTGTAGTGGTCGTGGTGAAGTAAGTTGTGATTACTGTGCTGGTAGTGGATCTGAGAGTTGTGACTCTTGTGATGGAGATGGAGAAATTGAGGTTGGTGATAATGAATACGAAACGTGTTCAGATTGTGGTGGTCGTGGAGATTTTGATTGTTCGTACTGTGGTGGTAGTGGTGATGAAACGTGTGATACATGCGATGGTTCCGGTGAAGTAGAATATGAAGACGCAACACAATTCAAAACCGAAACGTTTGTTGGTGTTGACTTAGACATTTTGGGTAAATTACAAATGGCAAATAATTCCAATTTACCATTAGATGATGAATTTTATAATCAAATTAGAGATAATTCTTTGGAGTTATCATTCAATGAAATTACTCCAAATGATGATATGCTAACAGCAAAATCAATAGATCAAGATTTCCGAGGAGCCTACTATGTTAATAAAGTAAGCGAAATATTAGATTTTGATATGAGGAAATATGGTAAAACAATTGAAATTTTAAATTTGGATGATTTGGATGATAAATTCCTTAAAGATTAAAATTATTTATTTTTAGTTTCCTTTAAATCAAAGTCATCCATAAAAACCTTGTGAGATTTCTTATATGATTTTTGAGTTTCATCTAATGTATCTTTTGTATATTGCCAATTCCAATAAAATTTCTTATTAACTTTAAACCCATAAAATTCGTGGACTTTCATTTGAGTTTCCAACACATTTTCACCATTCCAATTTTGCCCAACACAAATCATTCCGGTTTGTATGTCTTTGACAATGTTTTTCTCTCCCAATGTCGCATGTCTATTCTCAATCCAAGTTAATCGTTCAATCAAGTTTTGATAATACATATTAGCTTGTCCCCAACGAATAGATGAAAAGAAAATAACCGCATCCGATTCAAAAAGTTCTTTGGATATCTTCCATAACTCATCATCCTTTTGATTAATACTTGCCCAACATCTATGATTCCCTGATGGATTTTTTGTTTTGTTTTTTAGAATTGCGTCTTTCAATCCACAACTATTACCATCTTTTCTTGATACGTTTCCTTCACAGGGATGAATAGTTAATTCAGGTACGTCAATAAAAATAGCTTTATCACCAAGTATTTCCTTCATTGCCATTGCCAATAAAGTTGATTTTGGCGTATCAATATTATCATCAAATTGATACCTGTTGGAACAAGCTAATAATAATACTTTATCTAACTTTTCCAAAGCATCAATTGTTTTATGCAAATACTCGAAACTTTTTGAATGTTCGATTTGCTCATTGATGTTGTATTTCTGTAAAACTTCTACTAATTTTTTCATAATAAATGAACTAATGATTTCACTTCCAAAGAAATTTCCTCTTTTAATTTTGATGAAAATTCGTTATTTTCAATATATTCAATTGGTGGATCACTAAAAACCCAATCCATCGCCACAAACCCAACTAAATGATTTAACTTATCGTATATTGGTACTGCCAAATGTGATTGACTACCAAAATTCTTAATTAACGCTCTGGTTGGCATGTCTTCAATATCATCAGTTATATGATAAAACATATTATTTTCAATGATGTGTTTTATATACCAACACATATGACTAACCAAAATTCCCTGATATTTCTCTGATATTCTTTCTAATCCATCTGAACATCTTTCATAGGTTATTGAACCTTTTTGCATTGGTGACTCAGTATAAAAGTTACCACCATTGTGAAATTGCATCACAAATATTCTATCTGAATTATATTTTCTCCTTATTTCTCTGATTGTATAATAAACAATCTGATCTTTTTCTATTTGCTTAACTAAACCTTTTCTTGATGAATTTTCCTTTTTCTTGTCCAAATAATACTTGAACATCCCAGTTGAGATTAACGCAACAATGATAGAAGTAATTGACGTAATAACCGCGGATGTAATATCCATAATAATCATATCTTTTTTTATCTAATAAATAGACAAAAGTTATAAAAAAATTATGATTGTATATCTTCTTTTGGTAAAAGTACCCACATTAATAGGTAAAGTGTTACTGAGGGGAAGATACTCGGTACTGTTAATAGAAATAATAATCTAAAAATAACGGGATCCACATCAAAATGTTGTCCCAATCCACCACAAACTCCTCCAATAAATTTACTTTCAGAGATACGTTTAATTCTTTTCATAATGTATTATTGGAATATGTCCCCTCCGGTATGATTTTCGTACCCCGATATGTCAATGTATCCTAAATATTGGATATCCATATTATCAGATATTTTCATTTCATTTGAGGCGATGATAGCCTCAGCATATGAAGTAAAACTTGTGGCGTCACTTAAAAACTGAAGCGGTCTCGATAAGATTGATTCTTTTGAGGAACCTAATGTCACTCTATAATCATGTTTATCAAATTTAACAATGAATATACTTATCATTTCTTTTTTGTTTGTTTTGGTTTGTTATCATCACCTGATTTCATTTTTTTCGGTGACATTTTTTCTTTTTTAATTGGTTTAATTTCGTTTTCTTCAAACTCCAACTCGTTGATGTTAATCTTAGGCATTTTAAAATAGTTTTTAGTATTAACAATATATATATCTTAATACTATGATTTTAAAATTTTTAGACATTTCTTAGACATTTCTTCTATCCAATTTGGATCGTTTTTAAACTCCTTCCAATTGTCAAAATCTTTTAAAAGTTCAATCACCTCATTAGGTATTAATGTGAAACCTTCAGGTGCGTTACCACCAAATTTGTAGTATTCAGAATATTCAATTTTTTCTTTAATCATTTTATTGAAATCTTCCGAATTGACAAAGTTTTCGTGTTCTTGTTCGATGTGTTTGTTTTCCATAATTTTTTGTAGTCAGGACAGGATTCGAACCTGCTTTAGGGCTTACGACCTATGATATTCTATTTACGACAACACCATGCCGCCACCTGACTATGTTTTATAAAGAGTTTATTGTTAAGTAAGTTAAACAATCTTCAACACATTGATCAATATTATCAAATCCAAACCAATTATTACTTTGCTTACCATCAACATCCCATCGATATTTATAATATGTTTCACCATCTTTGGTTCTTAATAACTTTTCAATTTTAACTACCTTTCCTGAGTTAAAGATTGCTCTTATCTTTTCATCTAATGTAAATTCCATAACTTTTATTTTTTTGTAGTCCGTATGGAATTCGAATCCATGATCTCTTCCGTGAAAGGGAAGTGTCCTAAACCAGCTAGACGAACGGACCATTTATTTTTGTAGTCCCGAGGCGAGTCGAACGCCTAACCGATGCATTAGAAGTGCATTACTCTTTCCAGTTGAGCTACGGAACCATTAATTGAGATTACAAAGATAGTAAACTTTTTGATAAAAACAAATTTAATATGTTCCCCCATTTAAAATATCTATAGGTGATGACAACAATATAGTATTACCTGACTGTACTATATCAACCCCATTAGTGCCACTCAACGTGTATAAAACTATGGTTGAGGCACTTATACCACTTAATACAGAATAACCTCCCCCAACCGAGGTAACACCTGATAATGATGATGGTAATCCATAATATGTGGTTGCTGATATTGTGTTAGCAGTTAAACTACCTTGTACTACTAAATTCCCTAACAAAGTACCACCACTGATAGATAAATAATTACCTGTTGCGGCTGATACGGGTTGCCACGAAGCGTTACCTGACGCATCAGAAGTTAAAACATATCCAGTTTGTGGAGAATCGGAAAATTTAAATCCACCTGAAATAGTTAGTCCCGATTGAAACCAAGGATTAATTGGGATATCACCCCCAATTCTGTAAACAATACCTGTGAATAAATCAGATTGTAGCACATAATTATATGTGTCTTTGACTAACTGATTTGATATATTACTCATTATTTATTTATATGTGTTTCTTTTGGTTTACTATATAAATACCGAAGATTCAATTAAATCTTAATGGATATTTATTCAGAATAAAGATATGGCAACATTTTGTTACACTTGGGATAACGCTGACGTTTTTTGGAATACGGTTGAATTGACATGGGCTGAGTTTTGTGTTATTGATAAGGCTATTGGAGTTGTTAGTGGAGGTCCAAACAGAAGATTAAAGAAAGAATTAACTGATGAAGAACAACAAACAATTATTAATCTTTTTGTTAGAATTAAGGATCAGGATATTGAGTTTGAAAAAAGAATGAACAAACACAAGAACAAAAAAACAAAAGTTACAATAAAAGATGTTGAAATGTTATTACGTGAAGCGAAAAAGATAGATGTTAAGATATTTATGTAATAAAAAAGAATATGAGTTACAAATTATATACCGACAAACCAAATAAATTCAGTTGTAATATACAAGTGGATGGAACATCATTATCTAATTCTAAAGTAAGATTAGTTGTTGAATCTGATGATATGAATTATATGTTTAATGGTGTAATTTACGAAAATGGTGTTTGTGAGGTAACAATTCCAAAAACTAAAAACTTTTTACCTGAAAATAAAAAAGGATTAATGAAACTTGAGGTGGTAGCTGATGATGTATTTTTTGAACCATGGACATCTGAATTTGTTGTTGAGACAAATAAAAAAGTGGCTGTTGTTGTCCAAGAACAAGAAGAACAAAAACCAAGTGTTAAAGTTCAAATGATTTCTCAACCTGAACCTAAAAAGCCTGTTGTTGAAAGAAAAATTGTTGAGAAACCTGTGGTTAAAAATTCTAACTCAATGACTAAGAAAGAGTTATTTGATATTTTAACAAGAAAATAATTAAAGTTTCTTTATTTCATACTCATAACCGCGGTCAGAATTTACCATAAATAATTCTTTAATTTTTTCAGCCTCTTCATTTGTTTCAAACTCTAATATTTCGTGAGTTCCTGGTTTTAAAAGAATAACAGGAATTTTAATTCCTTTTTTTGTTTTGATTTTTTTAACAATGACGTACATAGATTATTGGTTTTTAAAAAAATAAAAAAAAGTCGTATCTTGTAAAGTCAGTTTCATTTAACCTTTTGTTGCACCACTGTTATCGCGATTTGGCTGAAACTGATAATTAAAGGAATATCACCTTCCTTTACCGATCCGAAGGCTTTTACCTTGGGCTATTTTTCCTAGGATGCCCGCAACGCCACCGACTATTTCTTATTTTATCGTTTGAAATATGAATTCTCCGTTTCCGTCAAGATTTATTTTATCGTACAAATATATTGAGGCATTTCTAACATTGATTGTTGAACTTAAATAACCATAATTCCAATACATCTCTTCTTTTTTCATTTCAACCCCACTTTTGAATCCAAGTGTATCTCGGAGTACTTCTGTACCACAACTATCTTTGACAATGAAGGTGAAGTTTTTTAAGTTGACAAAATGTTGATTCATTCTTGTCACATATATATGGACTGTAAACCCTATATGTTTCTTGTCAAACTCTAATCCTACATTGGTTACTCCATTCTCATTATTATCGCCTCTCACTCTGAGTAATGATACGTCATATGGATTTAATGATTTATTTATTTCCCATTTTTCCGACTTTAATGTTTTGTCAATATTTTGACTAAATCCAAGTACAGGAAAAAAAATAAATAATAGTATTATTTGACTGCAATACCTACTAATAAAGCCGCGACGATTATTTTCCATCCTTTTATCTTTTTATTTTGTTTTTTGATTGTTAAATTCAAATTCTCAATAGTTTTTAAATTAACATCATTGACATCGTTTTGAGCCATAACTGAAGATTCAAATGACTTAACTTTTTCAGTTTGAGTTTTAATGACGCTATCTTGTTTGGCGATGTAGTTATCTTTGATGATTAAATTTTCATTTAATATCTCAACTTGTTTTTCGTTCATGTCGCCCTTCTCAAGATCTTGTATTACTTTAATGACAATATGTTTAGGAATACAAACAATACTATCAGATGTTACAGGATTATTTGCCGTAGCGGTTTGAGAAAAACTGTTGAAGCTGCCCACTATTAAGATGGCTAATAGAATCAATTTTCGCATTGTATTTGTTTTTTAAATTGGTTAATCTTTGATTGTTAGTGGCTAATTGTTTGTCATATAGTTTCAAACTATCGCTAAGACTAGAAATTCTTTCGTCAAGTTTAACTCTTAATTTCTGTTCGGTGTCAATTACTAAGTTTAAACTATCTATCTTTCTTTTCGCCTCGTCATCACTGATAGGTCCATCAGTTTTACGAAGAAAGAAAATAAAAATAATAGCCAAACCCAAAGCCGCTAAAATAATATTCTGTAGTTTCATTTTTATTTTTTTTAATAAATATAGATTTTTTTATTTTAATTGTCAAATTCTCTATTCCAAAATGGTTTAGAATATTCAGGACGGATTATCTTCCAAATAAGGTGTGAATACTCTCTGTCATCAACCATTTTGAATATGATTGGTTGTAGATGTTTTGGTTTACTTAAAACTATCTCAGCTATTTCTTTTCTTGTCATAAATTGAGCTATGAACCTATTGAATATAAAGTCAGCTTCTTCCTCTATATCATTGTATTCATCATTAAGTTTTTTAACCCATCCTTTAACCCAATCATCAAACTCATCAGGTACTCTTTCCAAGAATTCATTCAATGATTTACCGTCTTTTAATAATTCCCATATATTAACGTTTGAGAAGTTGGTTATTAATCTATGTAACCTAACATACTCTTCTCCTTTTATTTTAACTCTAAACCCTGATTTAAACCTGATTACATAACCTTCTTTATTTTCTTCTATTTTGGATTTAAGTTGGGTATAGTCCTCAATTCCAAGATATCTATTAACCACTCTAAATCCTTCGCACGCCATAGATATTAATTCAGGATATTTTACCTCTTCATTGGTTTTATTGTCTATGATTGTTAATACAACCAATTCTCTCCAATCACCATAATCAACAACAATTCTATTGTTTGGCGCGATGTATTCAAATAAATAAGAATATCCTTCTTTGAATATGTTTGATACTTTCATTTCATCAACAATCTTTCTCGCGTCAATTGATTGTTCAGATGTGAAAGAACCTCTTGTTGCGGTATGAAACTCACCATTATAAACAAATCCGATTATTAAAGATCCGTCCATTTTTTCAAAAACATCAAATGGTTCATTTGGTATTTCTTCAGGAGAGTGTTCTTCTAAGTTGAAGAATTTATTAAATCCACGAGCAATAACATTACCTTCCTTATCCAATATTAACCCACGGGACATAAGAGTTATGTCATCCCACTTCTCTTGGAATTGTACTTCACGAGAATAATTGTATATGGACAAGGGCAAAGAAGGATGGTTATTGACTTCTAACCACCCTTCGTTAACGTATTGTTCAAGTATATTTATATCTATTTTCATTGTTAAAGTTTAATTTCAAAACGATTTCTCATTATTTCTAACTTATCATCAGGAACCCCATGTTCATTTTTACCTCCGTGGCGATTTTCAACAATAATTGAAAATACTTTATAACCATATTTCTCAGCCATATCAAAATAAGGTTTCATTTCCCATTCTTGAGTAAATGTATTTGACACGGCAATTTGGGGATAATATTGTGGATTAACTTGATTGTCACCCATACGAATTTCAACTTCATTTCGACACCAAGCGTGAGCGTCTTTTATTTTAGAACCGTCAAATTTATATTCACCCGTTTGTTTATCCATAAAATATTTATCGGCTTCACAAATTGAAAATTCATTTGTTAATTCTTTTGCTAAAGTACTTTTACCACAACCTAGTTAAGGCACCCCCCTTAAAAGGTACAAAACTTTATTGGGGGGTGCTGTATTTTTTTCAATTACCATATATTTATTGTTAGAGGTATTTCTGATACCGAATACAAATATAATAATTTTAAACCAAAATGACAACATTTTTTAGAAAATGCCCCAATTGTGATTGTGAAATAACGTACCTAAATAAATATTCTATGTTCAATGCCGAAAAAAAACAATCAAAATGTAAAAGTTGTGCAATCAAAAATAGTATCACCGATGATGTTAGAAAAAAAATGTCGGAGAGATTAAAAGGAGAGAACAATCCTATGTACGGAAAAATTGGAAATCTTAATCCGTTTTTTGGTAAACATCATACAAAAGAAACCAAAGAAAAAATATTAAAAAATAGAGATTATTCGGTGTATAAAACTAATGAGTTTAGAGAAAAAATATCAAAAATTACTAGTGGTAAAAACAACCCAATGTTTGGTATATCAGTATATGATTTATGGTTGAAAAAATATGGTAAGACAATAGCTGACGATAAAATGAATCAATACAAACTAAAACAATCTTTTAACAATAAAGGTAAAAAAAATTCAATGTATGGTAAACCATCACCTAAAAATTCAGGGAATGGTATTTGTGGTTGGTATAAAGGATGGTTTTTTCGTAGTTTACTTGAATTAAGTTATATGATATTTGTAATTGAACGTTTTAATTTAATGTGGGAAACAGGTGAGTCTGAAAAATATAAAATAAATTATATCCAAGATGGGGATAATAAAAATTATTTTCCAGATTTTGTAATTAATGGGAAATATATTATTGAATGTAAACCAAAAAAATTATGGTTAAATTCTAAAAATTTATCAAAGTTTAACTTTGCTGAAAAATTCTGTAAAGAAAATAATTATATTTTTAAAGTTAGAGATATATCAAAAATAAAAAAAATTGAACTGATGTCCTTAATTAATTCAGGTTTAGTAATCTTAACAAATAAATGGAAAGATAAGATTCATTTTTAAATACAATCAAAGTTAATTTGATTTTTATAAAATAACAACTATAATTTTCTCAGTCATATGGAGGGTAATAGGTGCTCCCGTACAGGTTCGAGTCCTGTTATGACTACAACGATTCATTACGTTTGTAATGGGTTTACCTTCGATACGTATTTGGAAGCGTTAATTCGGATGATATCTAGCGACAAGGTTGTCCGATAATCTCCATTATTCTATAGTCGCTTTCTAATAGTGGAGTGTTGTGGGTTCGAATCCCTCCGAAGGGTCTAAAAAGAAAAAGGTGTCTCACGACACCTTTTTCTTAGATTTTGAAATACCCCCTTTAGTTGACTCGTTTATTATCTCAGGTTTACTAGTCCTGAAATTCCTTACGCACCCATGAAAGGTGCAAACAACTTAGATTTTATACCATCTTCTTGTTTAGCCATATTTGAATTTACTCTTCCTAACATAGGACATATTATATTACTTAATCCTCCCTCTAATTTTTGTACGAATTCAGTACCATCAATCACTTCAGTTACTGCATTTCTCATAACATCACCTACCATATTACCTAAACCAATATTTTGTTGTAAACCTTTAAGATAGGTTTCATACATTGATTTAGCAACTATTTTAGTTACTTTGTCACAATCTGTTAATAAAGAAGGGATTTCACTAATTGGTACGTTAGCAAATGCAACTTCAATAAAATTGGCAACTGTACTATTAGGATTAAATCCCAATTGTTTGATTAACCAAGAAACACCAGTTTCTTTCCAAGTTTGGAATATTGAGTCAGCACCTGCCCCAAACAAAGATTTAAAAATATCTGATAATCCTTCGTTAATCATTTTATTATCATATCCTTGTGTTTTAAGATAAACAACCTCAGATGTTAATTGAGAAAATAATTTTTCCTTATTTTTCTTTTTAAACATACTTTTGTCCTCAAGAATTATTTTGAATCTATTCTTAATAATCTTGCTTTCCAAAAGAGTTTTCTTCTTTTTGTCTTTCACCTCTACTAACGTTTTGTGAATCGTTTTTTTCAATGGTTTCATAATTAGTTTCTATCTGGATCGGTTATGTTTACTTTGAATTCGTCGTTTCTGTATTGAAGATCGTCTAACAAAGCTCTTGTTTTCTTCTTTAATTTACCGTAAACATTTCCTGATGTTTTATTTTTAATTTTCTTAAATAATCCTTGTTGTCTTGCCGGATCGTACTTAATATTTGTGTTACAATACGCAATTGTTTTCTTTAATGTTCTTAATTTCTCACCTGAAACTGGATATTGTTTGTTAACAACTTTGTTTAGATAGAATTGTAAGGTGTCTATACATAAACTATCATTTAATTCCGAGTCATATCCTCTAGTTGCAGAATCAAGGTACTCAATTACACTATCTTGTGCTAATTCTATGTTAGACCCAGTTTCTGACGAATTATCAGGGACACGTTCTGTTGTACCCGGTTTACCAAGTTCAGAATCTAAAATTCTTTTTATTTTCCAAATCGGAACACCACCAAATGGTGCTTTTAGATATGCTACTTGATATAATCCTTCTTCATCTTCAGGTGGATTAATCATTGTGTTGTATGTAGCACTTCCCGATTTAGGTTTTAATTTTATTGTTTTGTCGTCGGAAATATTTTTCAAATCTTGACCCATAGTCCCATATCCATTGTTAGGAAAAATTTTATCAGCCACCAACAATGCTCGGTAGAAATAATTAACAACATTACCTCTATAATTCATATTAATGTACGAAACTAAGTTATTATAAGCTTGTTCCACTCTTGTCGCATCTGAGAAATCTAGTTGGGTAAATCTACCACCTTGTTTGTACTTTTCTAAATTTGATTTCAAAGTCTCGGAGTCGGCAACTTCTTTATTTTTAGAACTTTTCCAAGTAATGTTTAATCCTGAATCACCATTATCTTCTTTTAATGTGATAGGATTTTTGAAATTAGGTAATCTCGTCAATTTTAATATATGAGATTTATCTTCTTCGGTAATTATAAAATTATTCTTAATCATCTTTTTATATATAAATATCAATCAGGTGGAAGTTTATTATCCGGAATGTTGGTTTTTGGAGTATCTACTATCCCGCCTTGACACTCAAATTTTCCCTCATCAGTTCCATCTTCTTTTTTAACTAAACCATTATACTTACTTGTTAATTCAGGATTTGTAGAATCCAACATATACATCCATACTCTTTCATTTTTAACCGTAACATTTAAAACTATAAGTGTTCCGTCATTAGTTTCTTTTTGTCTGGCATCGTTAATAGTCTGAGAACTTATACACGGATATTTTTTAATAAATTTTTGTTTGTTTTCATCATCCGCTACATACCACTTATCCTTTTCTTTTGCTGCCGCTGCCGTTTTACAATAGTTTTGTTGTTTAGCCCAATCTAAATCACAACAGTATGTTTTAAAAAATTCATTTTTTCCTTTATTGGTATAACCAAATGAAACCATTTTGTTATAAAAATCAATTGACGATTCTTCTGTTTGAAAATATTTTTTTATAAATTCATCATAAGTACCCTCAAAATCATCAACATCAGGATCAGTCAATGTTTGATAAACACATATTCGACATTGCTCTGGATTTTGACAAGATGTACAATCCAATGATTCTTCTTCTTTTAATAGTTCTATTTTCATTTTAATTAAAATCTTGGTTTCTTTTTAGGTTTTTCTTCTTCACCATCTGATGATCTTCTTTTTTCTTCCGATGATTTCTTTTCTTCTTTTTCTTTATTATCAGTTCCTCCTGTATTAACTACTCCAGTATCAATGTCTTTTTCTCTTTTTATCGCTTGACTACCTTTATCAACAGACTGTGATGCACCAACACCAGCTCCGATACCCATATCTGCTAAAACTTCCGCAAATGCCCCAACAAACTTTCCGGGCCCTCCAAGTTCAGGATGTGTTTTACCTAATTCAACATAATTTTTAGCGATATCAAAGGTACTTAACACTAATAATGTTCTAGCACCAACACCTAATGCCGTTTTACCTAACTCCATTCTACCTAAAGAGTCTTCACTATATCCTACAAGTTTTAGTGCAAGTGATTTCCAATCAGTTTTTTGTTTTTCAGGTAATTTTGAAAGTGCATCATCTAAGTTTTTAATTCTCTGTTCAACCATAGACCTAACTTGTGACATTGGTTTTCCTTCTAATTCCTGAGCAACGTTTTTAAGTATTGTTTTAGAACCCTCATCTTTAAACGCCTTTCGGTAAGTTGATTCAAATTCTTTTGCAATATTTTGTACTTGTTTTAACCCTTCCTTACCACTCTTAACTACCTCCTTTTTTGGATTAGGTAATGATCCAGTACTTGATTTTAATGAGTTAGCTATTTCATCTTTTTGACTCTGTAAAAGTTTGTATTTTGTAGGATCTTTTGCAGCTTTGGCAGCCTTCATTGCATCTTCAAATACCCCTACAAGTCCTTTTGCATTTGTTTTTCCTAAACTATTTCCAGCATTTTTTATTTCAGAGTCAAGTGCTTTCAAAATATCTAAATCCGCCTTTTTCAACACCTGTCCTGCGGTGGCCTTAGTTAAAACCGATTCAATGTCCGTTATTAGTATTTTTTTTAATGATTTACCAATCATTAAATCAATATCTTTTCTTGCGACACCACCTGCAACACGAGAAATAATGTCAGCCCAAGGACTAGCTTCTGTTAACAAGTTTAAACCCATCATTTTTCTGATTTGGTTTACTTCGGTTAATAATTTTTTTTCCATTTTATTTTTTTAATTATTTTTATTTTGTTTTATAAGGTATTAATTCATATTGTCCAGGTCCTTCTTCCTTATACGGATCTTTATATGTGTATTTAATGCCGTCTACCATAAATATATCATATTCCCCCTCTTGACCTGCAAATGTTACTTTTTTTGCATTTTTAATTGATGGGGTATCTCTAATACATCTCTTAATTACCGCTTTCTGAGTTTCTGTCACTGTTTTATCTACACTATCATTCTCAACTAATCCTTGTACTACGTCTTCACTTTTTGGATCAGACATAAACTTTTGAAGACTTATCATAAAACCAGCTTGTACTAACATTCCAAATGCACCTGCTAGTGTTGCTTCAGGAATTTTTTTAGGTATTCTTCTAATATACTTTTTATAATATCCTACCAACTTTTTACTCTTAATTAATCTTAATAATTTTCTCGTTGATAGATGTGTTACTTGTGTTTTTGCGGTTTTTTCGGTAGTTTTATTAGCGGTTTTTGCTCCAACTTTAGATTTATTCGCAACTTGTGTCGTTTTTTCGGTAAATGATTTAATTAACTTATTTAAAAACTCAGTAATTTTGTCTATTTTGTCAGATAAAAATTTTCCAACCACACCTAATTTAGGTAAATATCCTTTAATTTTACTAACAAATCCAAGTATTGTAGTGATAATTGATTTACCTCCTTTCTTTAACCAATTAAGAGCTTTTCCAGCATTTCTCATTACCCCCCTAGTCGCAACCACCATCATATCCACTATTAATTTTTGAAAATCAATGTTATTTGTAAATTGCCACACTATACCGTCCCATGTGGTATAATTACTAGAGTCTCTTTTACCACTTTTATTCTCCAAAAAATAAAATAAATCATTCGCCATAAACGCAATCTCCAAAGCTTCCATAAGTAAAGGTCCGCCTACTTCAACACCTGCAATTGAAACAAATATATCAACAAACGCCCCACTATAAGTTTCAATGAAAAAATCCCTTAAATCTCTAAAAGCCCCTCTTAAATCTCCTTTACCTAAATTAATTGCTAATTTTTTTCCTATTTCGGCAGTCAATAAAGCATCTTTCCCTATATTATCCACAGTGGCTTCCCAAATTGATACATTTGGTGTTTCTTTAAGTTTTTTACATTTTGCGGAGTTTTTAGGGTTTTCGCAAAATTGTATCATACTTATTTTTTGCTTTTGTTGCATCTGTAGTCCCGCAAAATAATCTGAACCAGCTTTAACATTACCTCTGTTAGTATAATTAGGATCTAAATATTTAGCATTAGGATTTTGTTCTAAAACCAAAATGTTTTCATTTAGTGTCATAGAAGTATCATACTCCATAAGAAGTTTAACTCTTTTTAATATGTCATTTTGGTTTCCCATAATATTATAAATATACTACAATAAAGTATTTGCCTTCCCCCTCACTAAACCTGTCTCCCAAGGTTTTTCATCCTTAGACATTAGTGGGTTTGCCTTTCCTCGTTTAATCCCTGTGTTCCATTTTGTAACTGTAGGATATGCCGCTTTAGATCCACCACCTCCACCACCTCCTGATGATTCTTGTTCTCCAAGTTCCGCATCGTCTGAGGTAGTTGTAAATTGTCTCATTAAATCAATAATTTGATCTATTTTTGCACCCATAGTCATAAATATTTGTTTATTTGAAAAAAAATAAATAATTTTGTCGTATGGAATTAAAAACAACACGAGAATTAGCGGAAAGTTTAATGAAGTTACACGGACTTCGTAATTGGAGATTTGAATTTGATTCAGCAAAACGTAGATTCGGTTGTTGTTCTTATGGGGACAAAACAATCTCATTGTCAAGACATTTGGTTTTGATTAATTCATATGAAAGTGTTAAAGATACTATCTTACACGAAATTGCCCACGCTTTGACACCTGGACATCACCACGACAATGTTTGGAAACGTAAAGCAATTGAAATAGGGTGCAATGGGGAACGTTGTTATTCCTCAGAAGATACCAATACAATTGAGGGTAAGTACATTGCGGTTTGTCCTGGTTGTAACCAAACTCACCGTCGTTTTAGAGTATCTAAGTATAGTACTTCATGTGGACGTTGTAGTAAGGGGACTTACAATGAAAACTATAAATTAGTATTCGTTCAGAATAAAGAAGCGTCAGGTAACTTATTGGGATTGACGGTATAATACTCCGTCAAAAAAGATAATAACTCGTCTCTATCCAATTCTTCAATTGGTTCTTCCTCGTCATCTAAATCATCATAATCTTCCGTGATGTCATCCATCATATCCAAATGTTCGTGATTTATTTTTAATCCAAAATCCTGTAATTCTGATAATTCAATTTCATCGGTTCTGACATGACTGTCATCATCTTCAATTAATCTGAAGTCCACTTCAAGAACTTCATTTGCTGTATTAACATAAAAAGATATAATTTCTCTGATTTCCATATTTGTTTTTTACAAACAAATATCACGTAATCGCAAAAAAATCAAATAGTTAGTTAAAATTTTTGAATCTTTTGAACATATCTAAGCTTTTCTTAACACTTTCTTCAATATTTTCTTTAGAATCCTCATCTTCAACTTCATCTAAGTCGTAGTTTTCAAATTCTTCTTCATCTGAAAATTCATCTTCAGCGTCAAAATCAAAACTATCATCTTCATCATCTGATGGAATAAATTCATACTTATCCATTTCTGAAAATTCATCCATACTTTCGTGAATTTTAGTATTCGTATATCCTTTAACATCACCCTTTCCGTTAACTGTGATTCCAACTTTGTCGTTTGCAAAATCCTGAACATATAATGGTTGTTCTTTAGGTTGTTGACCATACATAGTAACATAACCATCATAGATAGTTTTATGTTTATCAAGAATATTCGATCTTTCTTCGTTTGATATGTTTACAAAATACGCGCTCATAGTTTTTTATTTATAAATATATTGAATCAATGAAAGATTATTTATATATTTTAAATAAAATGTTATGGAAATATTATTAGAGGATTACGCTCCTGATGCAATCATTTTAACGGACTTAGATGAAGCCATAATTGGTGTTGTTGAATCTTTCGGTGGAGGATCTAGAATTCTTTATGATAAAAATAAAATTTTAGATTTACTCATGGAAAGAGATGGTATGACTCACTCTGAAGCTGAAGAATATTATGATTTTAATATTATTGGTGGATATTTTGGTGAAATGAATCCTGTATTCTTGGATAGAACTGTTAAGATGGTTGAAGAAGATAAAAAAACTAAGTTTGTTCTTATCTAAACGTAAATACGTAAGTGTCCCAAATCTTTTCAGAATACTTCTTCAAATATCTATTTATATTTGATAGATCAACCTCTTTTCCTTCTTTTTCTAACACTTTAATGACTCCTGATATCATTTTAGATTGAGCTTCATCCGCCATTTCTAATAACTCATCATACGCTTCATTATCTTCAGCACTAGGGTTATTATAATTTTGGTGATATATCCTGTCTTTACCCATATAAAGATATGGTGAAGAACCAAACATATTTATGATACTTGATTCCCTTAACTTTTTCATATAGTCAACAAGAAATTTAACGTCAAAATTTTTGAATATTTCTTTATGTTGAACCATTTTGTCCAAATTACTTTCTTTAATATTCTTTTTACGTCTTTTTAAGAAATCTTCTTCTTTAGTCCAAGCATCAACTGATGATATTATCGCCAATTTGGATCCGTTGTCCCAATCAACGTAATATTGATCCTCACCAAATATTTCAAGTACTCGTGATACTGTACCGGCAGTTCCTGATGGAATTCCATAATCGTCGTTCATTTGTAATATTACGACTCTATCCCCCTGTTTTAATTTCGGATTTAACATATTTATAAATATATGAAAAAATCAGTTTTAATTACAGAAAGACAACGAAAAAAAATTATTGTAGAAAATGTTTCTGATCGTATTACTTCTGAAATAGAATCAGGGTATGAATTAGTTAAAGAAGTTCTATCTAAGTCGGCAAAACAATATAACTTGGATGTTCAGTTTTTATTAACTTGGGGAGCAACAATTGGTGGTATAATTGGTCCTTTAAATGATTATATATCCGGAATTAATCACGAATTTACTGAACAACAAATTTGTTTGACTTTGACAGGTATAATAGCTTCATTATATTATGATAATCAAAAAGTTATTAATAAAATAGTTGATAAAATAAAGGAAGAAGGACTTTATTCATTGTTTATAAAGTCACTAAAAAAAGGAAAAGAATTAAAAGATGTTTTTATCAAATTTATAACAAGCTTAAATATTAGTTTTCATAAAATTACAAACATTATCAGTTACGCATTTTTGATTCCAATCCTGACAATATTATATAACATTTCATCTGAAGATTTTTCATCACAAGATGTTAAGGAAATAGTCGAAAGAATTATGGCAGCCGGTTTAGTTACTATTTCAGGAAACCTATTAAAGGAAGTTGTGACAAAAATTTTAAAAAGATTTAAAGCCTAGATTTCTCGATAAACTCATCTAATCCTTTCTTCCAAGAAGAAATATACTTTGACATTGAAGGCTCGTAGAATTCGTCTAAAATTTGATTAAACGATACCATTCCACTAACATAATAATCACCTTCATTTAAACAAAAAACAGGGTTATATTCAACCCAAAAAGTATCACCCAACCATTCCATCATTCTATCATTTTCATAAGATAAAGAATAACAAATTGATTTGGCAATATTTTCAGGTAGTTCAAATATTTCAATATCATTAATCCAAATATTAGTTATAGAACCATACAAGTCGTTGTAAATTCCTTCTCCATCCATATTCGTATCTACCATTTCATATACACACGCAATTTGTAATTCATTTCCGGCTGGTGTTTTTATAGTTAGTTCTCCATATCTAGCTTTAAGTTGTGTAATAACCGCCTCATTTAGTGAGTATGACACTTCTATGTCATTTCTATATATTTTATTTCCATTGTATGTAAAATCTAAATATATTAAATTTTTATCAAGCCTTAACGTTGATTCAAAACCTAGCATCATCCATGATTCGTCAATTATTTCCCACGCATCAAAGTGTAATTTACGACCAAGGTAAGATTCGGGTCCTGTCACTTCAACATCAACAAACAAACTTTCTTCTATTGTAAAAAAATTTGAAAAAACAAATTCACAATTACAATGGGTGTGTTTTTTACCTGACAATAATTTGTTAATTGCCTTTAACCCTATTTTATTCATAATCACTAATTGCTTCTACAAAAAACAGAAATTCCGCCGTTAAAGATTCATCTTCACCAAAATTATATTTTAATTCAGAGATAAGAGGACCGGAAACAAATTCTTCAATTTTTATCTTTGACATTGATTTTGTCACTAATTTAAAATTAGTATCAAAAATTACGTTTGTTACTGCATCATAAAGTTTATCTGTAATACGTTTTATTTTAGTATTGATTGAATCAATATCAGGATTCGAATATGAATTGTAACTAATATACAATGTATAATTGTCTAATTTTTCATTATAAATATCAAAATCAACGCTAAATTTTATCTCATCAGTATTAAGTTTTGATGATGACATTATATAATAATATAATAATTGTTCTTTCTTTTTAGTATCCATTATTGTGTAATTAAAGTAATTTTATTAATTTTTACCCTGTTCTTTATACCAAACCAAGATAATACATCCTTAACATATTCTATAACTGAATATGATAGATTTCTAAATATTGGTGAATCATCATAATTGTATCCATTTCCCAATCCTGAATGTAATAAAGTAAATACACTATTTTTTGTTCCATTCCCATTTAATTCAAACGGTAATTGAATGTCAACAAGAATATATTCGTATTCAATTCCCACAGAAAACAGATTTGTTGTCCCAACTATATTAAGTTTAAAATCTACTATCATATTCTCTTCCGCCCTCAAAAAATCTGATTGAATAGAAAAAACACGACTTTCTAATGTTTTATTAATTTTATTTAATAGTTTTTCATTTACCATATAAGTTATAAATATATCGATAAATTATTTAAAGAATGTGATTCTATTTTATATTTAAAGGTATGGAACTAATCAACACACATTTAGTTAAAAAATCAGATTTAGGGATTCATAACAACCTTTTTGGTGGTGAAATTTTGTCTTGGATCGACAACGCCGCAGCGGCTTATGCCATGCAACTTTGTGACACACCAAGAATGATAACACTTTCAATCGACGCCTGTAGATTTGAAAAACCAGCCAAAGAAGGACAATTAATTAAAATTTATGCCGATATTGTTGAGATTGGAAATACTTCATTAACTTTGTATATTGAAGTCAGATCACATAATGTATATACGGGTAAACAAAAATTAATTGTAAAAACTAATATAAAATTTGTTAAAATTGATGAAGAAGGTACTCCGTTACCTATTTCGGACAAAGTTAAAATAAAATACAAGAAAAAAGGAATTAATGTCAGGGATTTTCAGTTACCTGAAATTTTGGAATTAACAAAATAATTTGTTATATTAATGCGTATGGACTTACGCAAATTAAACACTCTATTATTTTATTTAGATTGTATTTTTGGGGTTGTTGGTATTTTATCAATAACCTCCAAGTTTGTATTACCATCGTTAATTGTTTGGTTTATATCTCACATTTCTTATTTAATTACCCTAAATTTATATAAAAATAAAATTTGAATATCTGAATAAAAAATATTATAATTTAATTATGTCATCACAAATACAAGAACTTAAAGAATGGGTTGAGAATGAACAATCAACTTTACCTGAAGAAAATATGACAGATCAGGAAGTTGTTATTTACGCGACTCTTCAGTTGGTTAAACGACAAATCGAATACATTGTAGAGCGAGACAAAGAAAAGTGTAAAACTATTAAATCGCCAGGAGATTATGGTTGTTAAAAAATAAAAAATATGAAATTTGACTTTAAAGACATTAGTTTAGTGCCAAACAAAATTACCAACATCCATTCGAGAGAAAAGGTAAATTCTCGAACATCAAGAAATTTTTTACCAATTATGGCGGCCCCTATGGATACCGTTGTAAATGTTAACAACGCAAATGAATATGTTATAAACGGTATCATGCCGTGTTTACCAAGATTAGGTGAGGGTGTGTCACCTAGATTCAATAACGATAGTATGTTTGTATCAATGTCACTAAACGATTTTTCATTTTTCTTAAACGAATATTCGTCATATAAAGGGTACAGCGGTATAATTAAAATTTTAGTCGATGTGGCAAATGGACATATGAGTCATTTACATGGTATTATTCAAAAGTTTATTGACCTTCGACGTGAATTTGGTAAAATAAACGAGCATCAAATTATGGTAGGGAATATTGCAAATCCTGAAACATATGAAGAATACGCAAAGATGGGTGTTGACTATGTTCGTGTTGGTATTGGTGGTGGTTCAGGGTGTTTAACATCCGCAAACACAGGCGTTCATTATCCAATGGCATCATTAATTGCCGAGTGTTACGTCTTAAAGGTTGAAAACGGATATCAGGCTAGAATTGTCGCCGATGGTGGGTTCAAAAACTATGACGACATAATCAAAGCGTTAGCGTTAGGTGCCGATTACGTTATGTTAGGAGGGATATTCAATCAATGTATTGAATCCTGCGGTGATACTAAATTATTTAAATACATCACAATTCCAAATCATATAGCAAAAGATATTTGGTACAGGGTGCCTTTTATGAGAAAGTTTATGTACAAATCATTCAGAGGAATGAGCACAAAAGAAGTTCAAAAAAGTTGGGGGAAAACATACTTAAAAACTTCTGAAGGTATTGTCAAAACAAATAAAATTAATTATACATTACCACAATGGACCGAAAATTTTGAATCGTATTTAAAGTCAGCCATGTCATATACAGACTCCGCGACATTAGAAGATTTTAAAAAATCAGATTACGTGTTCATAACTCAAAACGCATTAAACAGATTTAATAAATAAAAAAATATGTCAAGAATAGATAGATTAAAAGAACAATTCCCAAAATATAATTTTTCGGCAATAGACGCGATTAAGTTAATTGATCCGTCAAATAAAAATACTTATTCTGAATTTTTATTAAAAATATTATATAACACTGATAAATTATCGTATAGATTAGAAAACCAAATTGAAAGATTAGAAAGATATACAGGTCAACCTAAAAGTGTTTTTGAAAATTCAAATAAATTCCAATTATCTTTTTTAGTTTGGTTGATAGATATGTTTTTCGATCCACGAGATTTATTAGCACTATCAAAATTTGAAGAATATAGGAATTTAGGTTTAATCACATCAGTTGATATCAGTAACTTTAAAAGTTTTGAAGATATTCATAGAATTGTTAATGTGACAGATTTAAAAAAGGTTGACAAGGATATGGAAAAACAAATCTATGTTGTTTTTGAAGATGAAGAATGGTTACTACTCCGTCCTTTAACACACAAATCTTCTATGAAATATGGTATGGGTACAAAATGGTGTACTACACAAAATGATAGTCCTGATTATTTCCAAAGATACACAGGTAGAGGTATCTTAATCTATTCAATTAATAAAAAAACAGGATTAAAAGTTGGTACTTTTTACAGTTTAGATCCATATGATAAAGAATTTTCATTTTGGGACGCTAAAGATTCAAGAGTTGATTCGATTGAATCGGAGTTACCTTACGAAACACTAACTATAATTAAAAACGAAATTAAAAATAATCCAAAATCAAACAGAGATTTATTAGATTTAACCGCACAAATTACTGAAGATTTATATTATAATAGATTCCAAAATAAACTTAGAGCAGTGGAACCCGATACTATATTTTTTCAAGAAGATGAACAAACAGAATCACCTGTTCCTAATGAAACACTTAGTCACACAATAAATTGTACTTATGATATGTTTGGTAACGAGAATATAACAAATACGACAAATATATCGTGGTAATTAAAGAAGTTTTACTTTAAGTTGTAAATCACCTGTACCTTTAATAACTCTATGATAAACACCAACAGGTATAAAATATTCTTTACCTTCAATTAGGTTTACCGGAAGCTCATTATCAAATTGTAACATCCAATCAGTTTTATGAAGGGGTGTTACAATTCTATCTTGTTCATCCCAATGCCATTTTAGATCCATTTCATCTGTGTTTTCACTGAAAGTTCTTTCTCTGACATTACCACTTATTTTTTCATTGAATGGTAGTTCTTCTTTTTCACTAACATTACTTCTATGTTTTATTATTTTCTCATTTTCATGTCCAACAAACATCCGTTTATTTATGTTCACATTACATTGTCCCCAACCAAGACCTAAATAGGCTAAAAACTCATCAGTATGATGTCTAATAAATTTGGTAATCTTAAAGTCAATTCGAACAGGTTCTGTATCTACAAAAATATGATAATAATTACTTTCTACAAATATTTCAGTGGTAATATCATAAATACTAACGTCAATATCAACCCCAAATTCTTTTTTGATTGAGGGTATTAAACGTCGTTTAAAATAATTTGTAAGATGTTTATTTAATTCTTCACCAGACATTTTCATATTACCAAGTTCTTGATGATTTAAGTCCTAATTTTTTTCTGTATCTTGATACGTTACAACTCCAATATCCTGCGGTTGTCCTATCTTTCTTTTGTGAACATTTATGACGAGCTCTAAATGATTTCGCCCTAGCTTTACTTGTATTTCTCACTCTCATGTTTGGATCACCAAACGTAACTTTCTTTATTGTTCCTTTTGGTGTTTTAACATATACTGCGAATTTTTTAGGTCCACCTGGTGTTCTGAAAGGACTATTAAGTTTTACATTTTTTCCGCGGTGTTTAGCCTCATCCAACTGTTCAGGTTCTTCAATCTCAAATGGAGCATCCAAATAAACATACTCACCATTAGATAACCTTGCAGTTTTACCTAAATCAGTTTCAATTAACCATAAATCATTATTACCTAATTTAATCTTACCTTCATTATATAAATCCCTAACTTCATTGATTACGTTGAAGAACGACTCAGAATATACTCTGAAAATATTTTCAGATATAGGTATATTATTCTCAATATGATATGTTAATTCTTTTGACACATTAACATCTTCAGTTAATACCATCTTTTTTTCAACATCCTCTTTGAGAACTTGTTTGATTAGTTTTTTTAAACTATTTTCCATAATAAAATGTCTTTATCAAATAAATATCGTATATTTTACTTATCTTTGTATCATTATGGAAAAAACATTGTCAACTCAAGAAAGAATATTATGGTTCATACAAAATTATTATGAAACCGGTATGGAATATGATATCCTAAAAAAAACTTTAACTGATTCTGATTTAGATAATTTTGAATGGTATGGTAAAAAAATTACAATACCAAAGAAAATATCGTACACTGATGTTCTTAAAAAAGAACACGTTTCGATTATTACAACTTCATCAATAAAGAGTAGATTAAATGAATTTGTTCCGGTAACACAAGCTAGGGAACATACTAATTGTAGTATCGATTTCGCAATTAAAGTTTTAGAGTCGTTGGATTCAATGGATGATGTCGATAGTGCAATTGAAAACTTAAAAAACTTAAAAAAATGACTAATATAGTTAACACAATTGTTGCTTTTTTTAGAATTTATTTAGCTGTAAAAGTTGGGTATTTGTTAGTTATGTGTTATTTATATCCAGAACAATACAATATCTTAGATTTAAGATGGTATATGTATTTTTTTGTATTTGACTCTTGGTTTATTAGAGTTAATGAAAGATATGGCGATACAGGAGATTAATTCTCAGGTTTTAAAACAACCATAGCTTCAGGGTATTCAACATCCAATACCTCATTATTTTTTCCCTCATATGGTATGTTTTTCAGGACATATCTGATTGAGTTCAAACCTGAAACTCTTTTGTCTATAGCATCTAAAACAACCCACGGATTGTTTAAAGTAGATGTCTTGTCAAACAATTTGTCTTTGTATTCGGTAAATTTATCCCACAAATCTTGCATTTTTGCGTCATTTGGAGAATATTTCCAATATTTTATTGGTGATTCTTGTCTCGCAGTAAACCTTTGAGATTGTGTTTCTTTGTCAATTGAAAACCATAATTTAAATAGATAATCACCATCTTTTGTTAGTCCTTCCTCAAAATTGGCAACATTATTCATAAAATCCTGATATTCTTCAGGTGTCCCATAACCAGCAACAGGTTCAACTAATCCCCTGTTGTACCAACTTCTGTCAAATAAATTTATCTTACCTGATTCTATTTTGGATCGATATCTATCCCACCAATTTTTTCTTTCTTCAGGTGTTGGTATTCCCAAAGCTATTACATTATATGATTTTGGATTTATATTCTCAACAAATTTTTTAATTGTTGATCCTTTACCTGCACTATCTCTACCCTCAAAAACAATAATAACTGTTTTATTAGTTTTATTTAACCATTCAGTTAATTTATTTAATTCAACCTGAAGTTGGAATAATTCTTTACGATATGTTTTCTTAGGGATAATTGATGGTTCTTCGGGCTCAAATGAATAATCATCCATATCAGGCATAATATCATATTCCGCCCTTTGTCTTTTAGACAATGATTTAAATACCTGTTTAAAATATGTCTCAACATTTTTTTTGGTATTACCTTTCATCTTTAAAATCTTATCAAAACCTCTTTCTAACAAACTATAGTCAATTAATTGTTCGTCACCTAATTTAATAATATCATCAAGAATCTTCTCAATTGACTTACTATACAAATTATTTTTAACCAAATTATCGGTAATACTTTGCATGTGTTCTTCTTTGGATCTACTATCTTCATTGATAGTAACACCCATTATTTCACTGATTCTTTTTATCTCATTAATAAATTCTTTCATTTTTTAGAAGATTTTCTGAAGTAAATATATAATAAGAAACAAACACCCGCAACGGAATAAAAAATTGCGTCCGTAATCCAATAAGAATCTGTCCAATCTAGAATCATTTTGAAAAGAAAATCGAACCCAATCGGATTGAAAAAAACTGAAGACATTAAAAAAAAAGTCGCCAAGTTTTTGTGAAATTGATTTTTCCAAGTCACTATTTTTTTCACCATT